CATCGGAAAGACGGCCATCATCTGGATCTTTCTGCTGGTCCTCGTGGGCGTGGTGTCGTCGGCCTTCCTAAATACCGAGGCGCTGCCTGCCGTCATTGGGCTTGTGGCAACCGCCACCATGGCTTTAATACAGATGGTCAACGGCATCGTCAACGAGACCAAGAAGGAAGAGAAGCCCGAGATCACCATCATCAAGGAACTGATCGACCGGCTGGACAAGCCTGAGCGGCATGAGCCGTCTATGAAGGTCAATGTGGAAGGCGACAAGGTCACTGTCCAGCGCGGTGATGATGTCATCACGACCAAGGGGTAATCATGCTCAGCCTGCTCTCCACCCTCGGTGGCCTCCTGATCAGCGGTCTGCCAAAACTGCTGGAGTTCTTCCAGAACAAGTCCGACCAGAAGCACGAGATCGCAATGGCGCGGCTCCAGACGGAGCGCGAGCTTCAGCTTGCCGCCCAGGGCTATGCCGCCCAGGCCAAGATGGAGGAGATCCGCACCGAGCAGGTTGCGATGCAGACTGAGGCGCAGATGACCCAGGCTGCGCTGCAGCACGACGAGAAGGTCTTGGATCGTGCCAGCCGGTGGGTGGCGAACTACGTTGGGACGGTGCGCCCCACGGTCACCTACATCTTCATCATCGAGCTTGTGTTGATCAACGCAGCCCTGACGCTCTATGTCTGGAAGCATCCTGGCCTGATCCAGAGTGTTGATGACCTGATCCGCGTGACGGCCATCATCTTTAGCGAAGATGAAATGGTGATGTTAAGCGGCATCATCAGCTTCTGGTTCGGGAGTCGGCAGTGGAGCAAGAAGTGAAACTGAGCCCGGTTGGCGCAGATCTCATGCACAGGTACGAGGGCTACCGCACGCGGCCCTACCTGTGCCCTGCGCACATCTGGACCATTGGGTACGGGCATGTTCTGTATCAGGATCAGATTCGCCTACCCATGGTGCGTCCGCCTGACAAGACCACGCAGGACATCCCGATGATCCGTCGGGAGTACCCGCTCAAGCCGGAGGACAACCGTGTCTGGTCCAAGGAAGAGATCGAGAGACTATTCTCGATGGATGTCGCTGCTTTTGAACGAGGCGTTCTTCGTCTGGTTCCCGGCTGTGCTGGTCATCAAGGCCGGTTCGACGCTTTGGTCAGTTTTGCGTTCAATGCAGGGCTAGGCAACCTCCAGCGCAGTCAGATCCGCATGAAGGCCAATCGCGGTGATATTGAAGGGGCTGCTGATGCGTTCATGCAGTGGACCAAAGGTGGCGGCAAAGAACTTCCGGGCCTCGTCAAGCGCCGCCGTGATGAGCGGACGCTGTTCTTGAGGTAATGCTATGCCCCTGAAGACGCTACAACTTCGTCCCGGGATCTTCCGGGAAAACACCCGCTACTCCGCAGAAGGCGGATGGTACGAGTGCGACAAAGTGCGTTTTCGCTCCGGGCAACCGGAGAAGATCGGCGGCTGGCAACAACTCAACAACGATACCTTCCTGGGTGTCTGTCGTGCCCTGTGGCCTTGGAACATCTACCTGGGCCTTGGCACGCACCTGAAGTACTACGTGTACTACGGGCAGTACTACGACATCACGCCGATCCGAGTCACTGGGGCGCTGACGTCTCTCAACACCTATAACGGCTTCCCGTATGTCGCCGTGGTTGACACCTCTACCGGTGTCGGGACGTTCGTCAACGGACTGCTCACGGTGGGTTCCTACGTCACCTTTACGTCCCCCGGGACTATTGGTGGCATAAACCTCAATACCGCAGGTGTCGGCGGTACTTCCGAGTATCAAATCCTCTCGAACGTCACGCTGATCACTTGCTCATCCAGCGGCACTACGTTGACTGTCAGTGCAGTCAACTCTCCAGGGATCATTGTTTCCGGTGCTTCGCTGGATTACAACGGTGAGACGCGCACAATCACTGGTACGGGCGGGGCGGGCGTGTACACGCTCAGCAGTGCGTTTACGAGCGACATCCCTGCGGGCGCGCAGCTTGGCGCTGAGAACGTAGCTACGTATTTCATCCAAGCGTCCACCAACGCTACCTCTAGTGCTTCAGGTGGTGCAGGGGTAGTGTCTAACTACCAAGTCAGCGCTGGGTCGGAACTCCAACAGGTTACCAGTACGACAAGCACGGGCTGGGGCGGGGGCGGCTGGGGCAGCGGTAGCTGGGGCGGGGGCGGGGCGTTCACTTTCGGCAACCCCCTGCAGATCGGGCTGTGGAACCACGCCAACTTCGGTGAGGATCTAATCTACGGCCCCAAGGGCGGCGGGATCTATTACTGGGACTCTTCAGCGGGATTCACGAACCGTGGTGTAGACATCTCCACCCTGCCCGGCGCCAGCGACACGCCGTCTGCGGCGCTCTTCCGGCTTGTCTCCGACGCCTCGCGCTTCGTCCTAGCCTTCGGCACGACGGACTATGGCTCGACCACGCTCAACCCCATGCTGATTCGCTGGTCGGATCAGGAAAGCGCCGCCAACTGGACCCCCGCCGCTACGGGGCAGGCGGGAAGTCTGACGCTGTCTCGGGGCTCGGCAATCGCTGCCGTGGCGCAAACGCGTCAGGAGATCCTGGTCTGGACGGACACGGCGCTGTACTCCCTGCAGTACCTCGGCCCGCCCATCGTCTGGGGCTCGCAGATCCTTGCTGACAACGTCACCATCGTCAGTGACCGCGCCTGGGCTGTGGCGGCGGGCGTGGTGTACTGGATGGGCGACGAGAAGTTCTACGTCTTCGACGGGCGCACGAGCACGCTTCAGTGCGACATCCGCAAGTTCATCTTTGACGACTTCAATCAAGGCCAAAACCTTCAGGTCTTTGCGTCCACCGTTGAGCAGTTCAGTGAAGTGTGGTGGTTCTACTGCTCCGCTTCCTCAACTACGGTTGACCGCTACGCCGTCTACAACTACGCTGAAAAGATCTGGTACTACGGCAGCATGGCTCGGACGGCTTGGAACGACGCCAGTGTCTTTTCCAACATCCCCGTAGCAGCGGACTACAACTATCAACTGCTGTACCACGAGATCGGTTGTGACGACGGGTCGGTGAATCCTCCAGTGGCTATTGACTCCTACATCGTTTCCTCCGAATTCGACATTGACGACGGCCACAACTTTGGCTTTGTCACGCGGATGCTGCCTGATGTGACTTTTGCAGGGTCTACCACAGCGGTTGAGAACCAGTCCCTGAATATGTCGCTCCTGCCCCTGCAGAACTCGGGCTCCGGGTACACGCGGGGGGTGACGAACGTGGCGCCTTCGGCCAACATGTCGGTGGCACTCAACAACGAGCGCACGATCCAGCGTGACGCCAACAACGGCGTCGAGCGCTTCTCAGGCACCATCACACCCTACCAGGGCAACCTGTACATCCGCGTGCGCGGCAGGCAGATGGCGGTCAAGGCGCGTTCAAACTCGCTGGGCGTGCAGTGGCAGTTGGGCAAGTTCCGGATCGATCTTCGTCCTGACGGGCGCAAATCGTGAGTATCTGGGCCAACATCATCAAGCGGTTCAAGGCTCCGGCACTGCCGGTCGCCTCGCGCACCTACGATCCGCAGTACTTCGACAAGCTGCTGAGCGTTCTGCGGATTTACTTCAACCAGCTTGACAACCTCCTGGAGCAGATTGTGAGCGCATCCCCAGTGGCGGTTAATTTCTACGGCTCCGCGCTGGATGCGTTTGGACGCGCTCGCTTCAGCCAGCCTTTCACACTGTTCGACAGCCAGAACCGCTACGCCAAGAACGACCTGTTCAGTGAGAGCACCGCTACGGGCGGCAATGTGACCTACAGCGCCAACTCCAGCACGGTTGAGTTAAACGTCACCACGAGCAGCGGCTCGGAGGTTGTGCGCCAGACGTATCGGTCATTCTCTTACCAGCCTGGGAAAAGCCTGCTGGTGCTGAACACCTTCGTGATGCCCACGGCAAACGAGAACCAACGCATCCGTATTGGTTACTTCAACACCGAAAACGGGGTGTTCCTGGAGCGCGACGGCACCACGGTGTACATCGTCCGCAGGACGTATGTCACGGGGGTGGCGGTGGACACCCGCGTGGCCCAGGCCGATTGGAACGGCGACAAGCTCAATGGCACCGGAGACTCGGGCTTCACGCTTGACTTGACCAAGGCGCAGATCTTCTGGGAAGACTTCGAGTGGCTTGGTGTTGGCTCCGTCCGGGCTGGGTTTGTCATCA